GACTCGTCTACAGGAACGGCAACAATAGATGTATTAGACGCGTTTGTAAGACAAACAGTAAACTCTGAAAACTCTGATTTACAAATGACAAGGCTTTCACGAAGCGAATATTCTTCTGTGCCTAATAAGTCTACTACAGGCACACCATTACAATTTTTTATTGATAAACAAATTACACCTACGATTAGCGTATACCCAACACCAGACGCATCTAGTACATATACAGTTCACATGAATGTTTTAACCAGAATGGATGATGTGGATGCCGCTACTGATACCTTACAAATGCCTTTTAGATTTTATCCATGTTTAGCGGCAGGTCTTGCTTACTATATTTCTATTAAAAAAAGTCCAGAAAAAACAGGCATGCTAAAACAGTTATATGAAGAGGAGTTCCAAAGAGCAATGGAATCAGATGAAGACAGAGCATCGGTAAAAATTACACCAGATGTTTCGCATTACAATATTGCATAATGGCATTTGCTACAAATAAAAATCCCTACGCTATTTGTGATAGATGTGGTTTTAGATACTTTTTAAAAGAGCTGCGCAAAGAGTGGAATGGCCTTAAAACTTGCCCTGAATGTTATGAGCCAAAACACCCGCAGTTAGAGCCTAGAACTAACAAAGTTGACCCACAAGCCGTTAGAGAGCCGAGGCCAGATATTAGCGTATCGCCAACTACTTTCACGGTATATACTAATTTTGATTTAGGTATTATAGGCAAAAAGTTGACCACACCAGATAGCATGACAAGTGCTTTAGGTACGGTTACAATAACTACATCATGAGTTTTACATTATCTACATTAAAAACTGCTGTACAAGATTATTTAGAAACAGATGAAACTACATTTGTAAATAATCTAAATAATTTTATTTTACAGGCTGAAGAAAGAATTTTAAAAAGCGTACAAGTACCTGACCAAAGAAAAAATGTGCAGGGTAATGTTACAAGCAGTAATAGATTTTTAGCTACACCATCGGATTTTTTAGCACCATTTTCATTAGCAGTAATAAGTTCAAATAATTATGATTATTTAGACTTAAAACATAATTCTTTTATTAAAGAATATATAAGCAGCACAACAACCACAGGTAAGCCTAAGTATTATGCTATTTTTGACCAAGGTAGTTTTGAAGTAGCGCCTATACCAGACAGCAACTACACAGTCGAGTTACATTATTTAGCAAAACCAGCATCATTAACTGCTGGCGGTGATTCTGGTACTACTTACTTGTCAACAGACGCACCAGATACTTTGCTATATGGTTGCTTATTAGAAGGTGCTATATTTTTAAAATTACCAGCAGATGATATTGGTGCCTATGAAGCAAGATTTAAAGAAAGCTTACTAAGGCTTAAAAATTTAGGAGAAGGTAGAGATACAAGAGACGAAATGAGATATGATTCGTTAAGAATTAATGTAACCTAGTTTACAAAAAAAAGAGAGAGAGATGAAACCAATAAAAAAACTTAACGGCAAAACTGTAGCCATTGTTGGCTTAGGTAAAAGCTGGTTTGATTATAATTTAGCAAAATCGCATAGTGTACATTTTGACGAAGTGTGGGCAATCAATGCTGTTGCTTCAGTCATATTTCATGACCGCGTTTTTATGATGGACCCACCTAGTAGATTTTTAGATACAGAAGACGCTGGCGGTCAAACAGAAAGCATGAAAAAGCTTTTAACAAGCCACAATAAGCCTATTTACACTTGTGAATTAGACGAAAGATGTAAAAACCTTATTGAATATCCTGTAAAAGAAATAGTAAAAGATACAGGTTGCCACTATTTAAACAATACAGTAGCTTACACCGTGGCCTTTGCTTATTGGAATGATGTAGCAAATATTAAGTTATTTGGTATAGATTTTACATACAAAAACAATTTACACTTTGCAGATACCCGGACAACAAAGATTATATGGCTATCACAGGCTAAAAAACCCTTATGTGCCTGTAGCAGGTCAAAAGGGCGTAGAGTTGAAAAAAATTAGTGAAATGCAAGTACAAAAAAAAATAATTTTGCCACAGGTGGCAGACAGGTTTGACAGTCATTTACAACCACCGGAGCCGAACAAATGGTAATAAAAATTACGCCAGATGGTGTGCCTGAGTTAGGCATGGTTGAGGTATCTACGACTAAGTTTGGCGGACATCCGCCTGAATTTTGGGCAGAGCAACTTACAGACAAAATTGTTGGTTGTTCTGATGATAACGAAGAACATATTAAAGCACAGGCCAGAGCTTATAGAGATTTAATTTACAAAGTATGTTTGATATATATTAAAAATGCTATAAAATCATATAAAGCTACCCTGATACAAGAGCTATCTAAAGGTGGTAGTGAAGATTTAGCAAAAATAATTAAAGGTATTTAATATGGCAATATCATCGACATTAACAACAAGCTTTAAAGTAGAGCTGCTAACAGGAACACATAATTTTACTAATTCTAGTGGAAACACTTTTAAGTTAGCTTTATACACAAGCTCAGCTACTTTAGGTGCTACTACCACAGCTTTTACCACAACAGGTCAAGCAAGTGGTACAAATTATACTTCTGGTGGAGCTGCATTAACTAATGTAACACCATCGTCTACAGGCACTACTGCTGTTACTGATTTTAATGATTTAACATTCAGCACAGCTACAATAACAGCTAGAGGTTGTATGATTTATAACGACACAAACAGTGATAAATCCGTTGCTACTATAGATTTTGGTGGTGACAAAACATCTACTGCTGGCGATTTTACTATTGTTTTTCCTGCAAAAGCTGCATCGACAGCTATTATAAGAATAGCGTAGTATGAAACATGCCTTTTGCAAAGTTTCAATTTAAAGCAGGTATAGATAAAGAGGGAACCAACCTAACTAATGCTGGCGGTTGGTTTGACGCGTCTTTAGTGCGTTTTAGAAAAGGTTTTGCTGAAAAAATAGGCGGATGGACAAAACAAACCTCTGCTACATTTTTAGGCACTTGCCGCAAGCTATTTCCGTGGATTTCGTTAGAGGGTGCAAAATATCTTTTTGTCGGCACACATTTAAAGGCTAACATATTAGAAGGCAATACATTAGCTGACATAACACCCATAAGAAAAACAAGCACCAATAGTATTACATTTGCAGCGACAAATGGCTCTGCTACTATAACTGCAACAGACAGCTCACACGGAGCTGCACAAGGAGATTTTGTAACTATAAGTGGTGCCGTTAGTCTTGGAGGCAACATTACAGCAGCAGTTTTGAATCAAGAACATCAAATAGTTTCTGTTCCAACTTCTAATACATACACATTTACCGCATCCGCTACAGCTAATTCAAGCGATAGCGGTAATGGTGGTTCAGGTGTTGATGGAGCATATCAACTTAATACAGGTTTAGATAATTTTATACAATCATCTGGTTTTGGTTCAGGCACATGGGGTGCTGGTGGCTTTGGCTCTTCAACAAGCTTATCTTTTACAAATCAGTTAAGGCTTTGGTCTGCTGATAACTTTGGCGAAGATTTAATCTTACATCCTAGAGGTGGCGGTATTTTTTATTGGGATGAGTCAAACGGAACAAGCACCAGAGCGGTAAATATTACCAGTCTTTCTGGCTCTAACTTAGCGCCTACTGTAGGCTTACAAACCATTGTTAGCGATATAGATAGGCATGTTATAGTGCTTGGAGCTGACCCCATATCTAGCGGTGCAAGAAGTGGTGTGGCTGACCCAATGCTTGTAGCTTTTTCAGACCAAGAAAGCATTACGGAGTTTGAGCCAAAAACTACAAATACAGCAGGCTCTGTAAGGTTGTCTGCTGGCAGTGAAATAATAGGTGGTATCAGAGCAAGACAAGAAATATTAATTTGGACAGATACTTCTATGTACAGCATGCAGTTTGTAGGTCCACCACTTACATTTGCTGTCAATTTAATAAATGAAGGCACTGGCATGATTAGCCCTAACGCAGCTATTAACTCGCCCGCTGGTGTGTTTTGGATGTCAGATGATGGTTTTTACACATACACGGGTTCGGTGCAAAAGCTGCCTTGTAGCGTTTTAAGTTATATACAAGAAGATTTAGACCTAGGGCAGGCTTTTAAAGTTTTTGCAGTGTTAAATAAAGAATACAATGAAGTTTGGTGGTTTTACCCAGCAGAAAGTGATGGCACAGGAGAAATATCAAGATATGTTATTTATAACTACTTAGAGGGTGTCTGGTCTATTGGACAACTTGTGCGAACAGCATGGGTAGACCAAAATGTATTTACAAAACCATTAGCAACCAACAGTGGTGTTATATTTTCACACGAAGATGGCGAAGATGACGATGGAACACCTATGGATGGTGTTTTTATAGAAAGTGCTGATTTTGATTTACAAGACGGCAATAGCTTTGCTTTTATAAGAAGAATGATGCCTGACATAAAGTTTTATGGAACAAATGTTTCTTCTGGTGGTCCAAAGATAAACATGCTTTTGAAAACTAGAAACGCACCTAGCGAATCTCTTACGACTAGAGCTACTAAAGATATTTCAAATAATACGGCGCAGGTGCATGTACGAGCTAGAGGCAGGCAGGCTGTATTACGGGTGCAAAGTGACGATGATGCCGCAGCAGGTTATAGATTAGGCGTTAAATGGAGATTAGGACTAACTAGGCTTGATATACAGCCAGACGGTGAAAGATAGTGGCTAAACTTTTGCCCACTAGGCTACCGTTGGCAACACAAGAGGTTACACCTGATACTTTTAATAGATTAGTTAGAATTTTAGAGATTAATCTTGGTCAGTTTGACCCAAACAGAACACCAAGATTTAACGCTACAGAGCTAGCAGAATTAAATTTTTTACAAGGTGATGTAATATTTAACACCACAAAAGAGATATTACAGGTATATAATGGGAATGACTTTATAGACCTGACTGCTGACAGCAATGAAAAAGGTTTAAAAGCAACAGGATTTTTAGGCTTTGTTTCAGTGAAAACAAGTGGTAATATATCTGTAGACATAAATTAGAGTTTAAACATGGCTATACAAGACGACATTAACAACCTAAAAGCAAAAATTGGTTTAACACCAACAAACCCAACAATGATGCCTGAACCAAAGGGTGTGGTAACTGACAAAGAGGCGGTGACTATACAAGAAGCATTAGGCGGTGATATGGTGCCAAAACCAAGCGGTGCATTAACAAAACGGGATTTATTATTGTTGGAAGAAGCTGCGCGTACTGGCATTACACTGGACGAGCTAATTCAGGGTATGCGAGAAGGTAAGTTTAAAGGTATAGCAGAACGCGTACAACAACGGTTGTTAACGGAAGACAACCTAATGAGAAATACTGCACAAACTTCTGACATGGATGTACAAATGCAGGAATATAACGAAAAAGTAAATACGCCCGGCACTTATGAATATATGGCTGAGCAGCTTGCTAAGCAGCTTCGTGATTCAATGGAGCCAATGAGTGAGGAACAGCTACAGTTTATAAACGCTAGACAAGAGTTAATTGATGAGGTTTTGATGCCTTTGTCTGATGCTGGTTATCAAGACTTAGTGTATATCATTTTAAATAGACCCAGAGATTCAGCAGAACATAATCAAGCTTCTATACAGCTAGCAGAGGTTATGGCACAAATGGACGATGAGTTTGACCCAAATGAATATGACATGATGATAAACATGGTATCAAAAGAGCCAGCGCCTGATGAAATGATTACAAGAGAAGGTCCGTTTCCACCACCACAAACAGGTATAGGAGGTTTGAACTAATATGCCACACATGACACCGATGCAGGGAATTGCAAGATTGGGTAGAAATGAAGATGATACCTTAGCACATGTTGCTACAGGTGAAATGATTGTACCTCCACAATCTATAACACCACAAACAAGAAGCATGATTGAATCAGACATGATGAATATGGGCATGAATCCAAATCAATATGTAGTAGGTGGACAAAATTCTATAAACCCAAACACAGGTATGCCTGAGTTTTTTCTTAAAAAATTATTCAAAAAAGTTAAAAATGTTGTAAAAAAAATTGCGCCTATAGCAGTGAATTTTATACCGGGCGTTGGTCCTGTAGCTAAAGCTGCGCTAACAGCAGCAGCAGGTAAAGCTTCTGGTATGTCTACTAAAGAAGCATTACTTAGTGGTGCGTTAAGTTTTGGTGGTAGCAAAATAGGTAGCGCAGTAAAAGGTGGCAGGTTTTCAAGATTAAAAGATTTTTTTACGCCCGGCGAAGGTGTTACAGGTAGATTTGGTGGCAAATTCGGCCCAAACATAAGAAGAGGCATTGGACAGTTTTTCGGTCAAGCTTTTACACCACAAGACCAACTACCACAAGTTGAGGTTGTAGATGGTGGTCCTTTAGGTACTACAACATATAGAACTACAGATGGACAAATATTAACAAAAACAGATTTACAAAATATGGGTTTTAGTTTTGACGCTGCTGGCAATCCAGTAGCGCCAGCGCAAGGCTCTGTAAGTGACTATGACCCTGTAACAGGTAAAGGACAGAGCAGAATTGGACAAATAGAAGATTTTTTAAAAGGTCTTGGTGGTGGTCAAAAAGGTCAAAGCGGTATAGGACAAATTGAAGACTTTTTGCGTGGTAGACAATCAGACACTACAAGAAAAGATGATAAATTTGGTTTAGGCAATCTAGGAATAGCTGGTCTTGCTGGATTAGTTGGCAAACTAGCTTATGAAGAAGCTAAAAAGAACAAAGGTGTGCCACTTACACCACTAACAACTATGGACCAATTAGGCAGATACAACATAGCTGCTGAAATAGCTAGACAAAAAGGCGAAGAAATGCCAAGTAGAGTAGAGTATGGTCTAAACCCAGAGGGTATGCCCATACTACAAGGTGGCGGCACAGGTCCTACACCTAGAGCAGCTGCGATGGGTGGAGCAATATATGCAAAAGCTGATGGCGACCATAATGGTATTATGCAGTTTGCAGATGGCGGCGTGGTACCAATGGATGAAGATGTAGCTGTTGAGTCAACGCAAGGTGTTGTAGAGGAGGCAATGGAAATTGTAAGATTAGCAGAAATAGAACCGCGTATTAA